ATTGTAGATAATGAATCCCATGACCATCATATAGAAAATGAATCTCGTTTCTTAACCGCGGCGCTCGGTGTAACCTACGCAGAGCCTAGTGACAATCAGCGCAAAGCAGCCGCCGCGGATAAATACAAACGTATGGCACAGCGTAACGGAAAACTCTTCTCTCGCCAGCCTTTCCGCTGGCTTATGAAAAGAACATGGGGAAAGAAACTTCTTTTTATCTTTTTCGGAAAGAAAAAGGATAAAAGAGGATGGCCATCTTGGGTAACTAAGACAGATGAAGAGCGTATTCAGAATATGCCTTGGATTCTTACTGATAAGTCTGAATGGATTGCTACCGAAAAAATTGATGGAACCTCTACAACCTTTACAATGAAAAGAGGAAAAGGTTTTAAAAAGAACGATTTTTATATTTGTTCTCGTAATGTGGTATTTGATAAGCCTGATAAAAAATGTTTCTATGAAACTAATGTATATACTGAAATGGCTGAAAAATATCATATTGAAGAAAAGCTTACTAAACTTCTTGAAGAGTACCCAGAAGCAGAATGGATTACTATTCAGGGAGAAACTTACGGAGGAGGAATTCAGAAACGCGATTATTCTATGAAAGAACACAATTTCATGGCTTTTAATCTTATTATGTCTAATACGGGAAGATGGAATTCAGTAGATATGGTAAAAAAACTTATAGATTATGGAATTCCTTCCATTCCTATTATAGATGAACATTTTATTCTTCCTGATACAGTAGATGAACTCCTTGATTACGCAACAGGTAAATCTGTTATTGATGGAGGGATGAGAGAAGGAATTGTTTTTAGATATAAAGATGGTTCTAAATCTTTTAAAGCCGTAAGTAATGAATTTCTTCTTAAATATCATAACTAAAAATAAAGCGACTATCAATAGATAGTCGCTTTTGTATGAGTGCGGCGGCCGTCTAATGAAGAATTTAACTAATCCATTTCTAGATTAACCAGCCGCCGCGTCTTTATTTCTTGACAAATTCAAAAAATTATATTATAATTAAAAAAACGATAAATGAAAGAAAGGAAAGAGTAAGGTTAGAATAATACTTCTTCTTTACTTTTTTATTTTTTTATGATATAATATTTATATATAAAAAATAAAAGAAAGAAGGGATAATAATGATAAAGAACAAAGATGTCCGACTTCAGAATATTAGTGACTTTTATTGTACTAAATGTGGTCACAAAGGTATTCCCATAATTCGTAAATCTGGTAAAGCTAAAGAACCAGGGCATCTTAAAAAATTATATTGTATTTATTGCAATTCTGAACAGAATATGGTAGAAATTAAACAGAAAGGTTCTTATACTCTTGAAGATTTTTTAATAGAATTTGAAAATGGTAATTTTGAAAATGGAGAACGTAAGCTTCCTTATAAACAGTTTATTTCAGAATATAGAAATAGGGAAAAAGAATGAGACGAATGATTCCTGAAGAAGATTGTATTTATACTAAATGTTTAGTTAAAATAACTCCAGAATATGATAATGGTGTTTTTTGTAAATGTGGACATGTAATATATTTTAAAAATAGAAAACCTTATGAGTCTGTTTTTATAAAATGTTCAAAATGTAATTCTGTAATATCTTATGGTTAATAAGAGGTGTTTTATGGAAAAAGGTAAACTTTATATCTCCTGTGGTGTCCCCGGTTCTGGTAAAACAACTTACCTTAATAAAATTAAAAAAGATGATGAAGTAGTCATTTCTCGTGATGATATTCGTTACTCTATTCTTAAAGAAGGAGAAGACTATTTCTCTCACGAAGATGAAGTATTCAATCTCTTCGTCAAAAAAATTACTGAAGCAATTAACTCTGGAATTAATGTATATGCAGATGCAACTCATTTAAACAGAGCAAGCAGAGCTAAGCTCACAAGAGCAATTAAAAATGCTAACTGCACTCCTTCTGCTATTGAAACTATCTTTTTTAACGTTCCTCTTCATATTTGTTTAGAAAGAAATAATAAAAGAGAAGGAACAAAAGCTTTTGTTCCTAAAGGTGTTATTAAAAGAATGTTCTTTACTCTTGAACCACCATCAGGAGAATATTCTAAAGGATGGGTTATAGATGAAAAAGGGGAGGTGTCAAAAATTATATGATATGGTTTACTTCAGATTGGCATATCTGTCATAATAAACCTTTCATCTATGAAGCTAGAGGATTTTCCTCTATTGAAGAGCATGATACTGCAATTCTTAAAAATTGCAACTCTCTAGTTAAACCAGATGACACTCTTTGGATACTAGGAGATCTTGCTCTTGGTATGAATGAAAAAGAATGGAATAGAATATACAAATCTCTTTATTGTCAAGATGTTCATTTTATCATAGGAAATCATGATACTGATAGTAAAGTAGACAAATATATTGATGAGTATGGTTTTGAACTTGAAGGATATGCTAATATTTTTAAATACTCCAAAAGAAAAAGATTTTATCTATCTCATTACCCAACAGTAACAGATAATTTTGATGATGAAATTAGAAGTCATACAATTAATCTCTATGCCCATACTCATCAAAAAACTAATTTCTTCAATGATAACCCTTATATGTACCATGTAGGAATTGATTCTCATAGTATGTTTCCTGTTTCTGTTGAAGAAATTATAAAAGATATTGAAAGAAAGGTAAAAAAATTAGAAAAGAATAATGAAAACTAAAATTGTAGATGAAAAATTTGATGAAATTACTGGTGTAACTACTGTAACTATCCAGAATAAATACGGACATTTTACAGGCTCCGCACATTGTCATCCAGATGATTCTTATTCAATGTTCCAGGGAGAACGTATTGCTGTTACAAGAGCTAATATTAAATATCTAAAACGTCGAATCTCTCTTGAGAAAGCTAAACTCAAAGCTTTAAATGATTTTGATCCTAATTATTTTGTATATTTTTTATATTCTTATCAATGGCGTACTCTTAAAAAGAGATATGAAAAAAATATTCAAGATTTTAATGATTCTATTTATATTTTAAAAGATTCAATTAAAAAAATGGATGAAGAAAGACAGAAAGTTCTGCTTAGGTCAAAAGAAAATAAATAATCTATTTTAATTTTCATATAATTTGAAAATTAAAATGGAGGATATTTATGTTGCTTTATTTTATATTAGGAATTTTGTTTATTTCACTCGGAATTCCTATACTAGATGCTTTATCTTCTATTGTATCTGCTTGGTCTTAGTATGTTGTATATATATTTGCTTTTAAAATATATGCAATAAAATCAAAAATGAGTGCAGAAGAGGAGGAAGAATAGGAGGAAAAACAAGTATTAGGTTTTACTTCAGCTATAGGAATTGAAGTTCCAAATGAAACTGAATAGTTTTATGACGACGACGATTAGGAAGAGTGATGATATGCAATTTTTTTATGACACTAATGTATTATTATCAAGAGAATAGGAATGGCTTAAAGAAGAAGAAAAATTTCTAATCTCTAGTGTAACAATAGAATAGCTTGAACTAATAAAAAGTTCAGAAACAAAAAATCCATAGATAAAATATCTTGCAAGAAAAGTTTGTAATTGGTTAATAAATAATCCAGATAAGTATATAGTATTTCTTTTTGATGAAAATGATAAAATTATTAAAAAGAAATTTCCTTTTACTATTGACTCACCTGATAAAAAAATATTAGCCTCAGCATTAAAAGCAAAAAATGAAGGGTAGAATTTTATTTTTGCTACTTACGATTTTAATTGTTATCTTTTTGCAAATGCAATAGGACTAAAAACTAAAATATGTAAGAAAAATAAAAAAATTAACTATGATGGTTATAAAAAAGTAATTTTAAAAACAGACTAGGAACTTGCAGATTTTTATACTAATATAAATTCTAACAATTTTATTTTATAGGATTTAAATATCAATGAATATTTATTAATATTTAATAATGATACTTTAATAGACAAATATAAATATCTCGGAAATAATAAATTTTCTACAGTGAAATTTATCACTGCTGAAAGTAAGATGTTTGGTAAGATCAAACCTATTGACCCTTATCAAGAACTTCTTATGGATAGTTTTAAAACCAATCAATTAACTTTAGTAAAAGGACCTGCGGGAACGGGTAAATCGTTACTCTCTGTTGCCTACCTCCTCTCTTTACTTGAGAAAGGAGAGATAGATAGAATTATAATATTCTGTAATACTGTTGCAACGGCAGGATCTGCAAAATTAGGATACTACCCAGGAGATAGAACAGAAAAATTACTTGATAGTCAAATTGGTAATTTTTTAATAAGTAAGATAGGGGCAAGAGAATAGGTTGAAAAATTAATTGATAGAAGTCAATTACTTCTTTTACCAATGTCAGATATAAGAGGTTTTGATACTTCTGGAATGAAAGCTGGTATCTATATTACAGAAGCACAAAACTTAAATATAGAACTTATGAAACTTGCTCTTCAAAGAATAGGATAGGATTCTATATGTATCTTAGATGGAGATAATGATACTCAAGTTGATTTAAATATTTATTCAGGTTAGAATAATGGTTTAAAAAGAGTTTCAGAAGTCTTTAGAGGACAAGACTTTTATGGATAGGTTACATTAAAAAATATCCATAGAAGTAAAATTGCTAATATAGCAAATAAAATGTAATAAAGTAGGGGCGTAAGATTTTACTCTGCGCCCTTGCTTTTATATAAAAGGGAGAGGATAAAATGAAAATGACTATAAGAAAATTATAGGAAGAAAATTCAAAACTTAAAAAATAGCTTAGATATTGGTAGATTGAAAAACAAATTCTCCTCAAGAAACAATATTTAAAAGAAGAAAGAAAAAAATTAAAAAATCAATTTAAACCTTAGCATAAGAAATTAACTACTTCAAAATTTCTTATGCTTTTTTTATTTATAAGTTGTTCTATTATAGAACTTTCAACTATTTTATTAACTTTTAAAAGTATGGATTTAGGTCAAGTAGATTTTTCTGCCGTACAATCTTTAATAACAGCAGTCGTTGCTTAGGTTGTAGGATTTGCAATATACTCATTAAAATCTTTAAAAGAAAATACAGTAGGAGGGGTTGTTTATTAGACAGCTATTATCTAGGCTCAAAATAAACAAAATAATAACGATAATAATTAGGAGGCCTTTGGATAATGAAATTTTTAATTGAGAATTGGGAACTTTTAGTAGCAGCTATTGCCGTGATAGCCGTCGCCGCGCTTGCAGTATATACCTTCATTAAAAAACCAAGATCTGAACAGATTGCAAAAATACAAGAATGGTTATTATGGGCAGTTACTCAAGCAGAAAAAAATCTTGGCGGAGGAACAGGACAATTAAAACTTCGTTATGTATATGATCTTTTTGTAGATCGTTTTCCTGACGCAGTTCAACTTTTAAGTTTTGAAAGATTTAGTTTTATGGTTGACTAGGCTTTAGCTAAGATGAAACATTTATTAGAGACTAATATTCAAATTGAAACATATGTTATAGAAGGGAATGAAAAATAAATATGAGTTTAAATGGTATTGATATAGCAAGTCATCAAAGCAGTTTAAATCCTGCTCAAGTTGATGCAGATTTTATCATTATAAAATCTACTCAAGGAATAGATTATACAAATCCTTATTATAAACAACACTATCAACAAACTAAACAAGCAGGTAAACTTTTAGGTTTATACCATTATATAGATGGATCTGGAGCAAAAGAATAGGCTAAGTTCTTTGTAGATTCAGTTAAAGCTGTTAATGCAATTGGAGAAGCTATTCTTGCTGTTGATCAATAGTCCTATCAAAATTCTAAATGGGGTGATGCAAATTATGTAAAAGCCCTTATGGATGAAATTTATAATTTAACAGGTGTAAAACCTTTCTTATATACATCACATGGCTATTGTGCTTTTTATAATAATTGTTCTATGTATCCTCTTTGGGGAGCACAATATGCAAATTACAATATTACCTATTATCAATCTTCTCCTTGGGACGATGGAAAAGCTTGGGGTAATTGGGGTATGAAACCTACTATTAGACAATATCAAGGTGAAGGTGGAAGAGTTAAAGGATACTCTGGTGCTATTGATTTAAATTTATTCTATGGTACAAAAGATGATTGGAAAAAATGGGCAACACCTGTAAATAAGAATAATAGTAAACCAGCCTCTACTCCTTCTAATTCTACTGTATCTACTACTGTTAATTTTAATCAATATTTTAATAAAATATCTAACAGCGGAGGAGACTAGAATTGGGGTATACGCGGCGGCCGCGCGGGAGATCAGACTGGTCATGAATGGGAAATTAGGAACTGGTATTCCTACCCTTGGAATTGTGTTCTTAGATATCCAGACCAGAAAGCTCGTGATTTAATAGCTGAATTAGCTATTCAAGCTGCTAATAATGATAATATAGGTTATGACCAATATGAACGTCAAACCTATTGGAACGCTCTTCAAAAAGTTGGATATTACCCATCTAAAATTACAACTCCTTGTGAAGCAGATTGCTCAGCTGGTGTTATTGCTAATACAAAAGCTGTAGGATATTTATTAAACATCGCAGCTTTAAAAAATATTACAGCTACTTATACTGGTAATATGAGAGAAGATTACAGAAAAGCTGGATTCCAAGTTCTTACTGATAGCAAGTATCTTACTTCTAGTAATTATCTTATGCCAGGAGACATTCTTTTGAATGACGTTAATCATGTTGCAACTAATCTTGGAATAGGAAGTAATTCAGGGTATAAAGCCACTAAACCTGCAACTACAACTCCTACAAATTCTAAGAAAACAGTAGATCAACTTGCTCAATAGGTCCTTGATGGTAAGTGGGGTAATGGAGATAGTAGAAAACAAGCTTTAATAAATGCTGGATATGATTATAATGCAGTTCAAGCTAAAGTAAATCAAATTTTATCTGGCTCTTCTACTCCTGTTAAAACTATTCCTATGTATACCAGTGGCACATATAGTAAGACAGTTGCAAGAGAAGGTAAGATTGTTGCTAATTTACTTAATATTAGACTTCAACCAACTATGAGAGCAGGTAATCTTACATCTTACCCAACTCTTCCATATGGTACTATTGTTGGTATATGTATGGAAACTAAGGATGAAGATGGTGATTCTTGGTATTATATTAAGATAAATGGCAGAAAAGGTGAAAAATACGGTTTTGCTAGTGCAAGTTTTATTGAAGTGATTTAATTTTTATATTTTAGGAAAGCAGAAATGCTTTCCTATTTTTTTTATGTGTATAAAATATCATATGAAAGAAAGATAAATTTGATTTTTAAGAAAATTTGTTGTATAATATTAATAGAAAATAATTATAGGAGAAAACAATGGAAGATTTTTATACTATACTTTATGATCCCTCAAAGACTGATCCTTTTGAAATATCTAGTATTCTAAGATCACTTTAGAATTTACCTCAAATGGAAGGTAAAAGTATATTAGCATTACCTTATATAGAATCTTTAAGAAAATTAGATGAAGATGAATTAAGACATTTATTAAAAATTTATACAAAAATTACAGAGGAATTATTAAATGAGTAAAACTTATGATAAAAACTCAATAGAATCGCTATCTCCTCTTGAGTTTACAAGACTTAAACCAGGAGTATATGCTGGCGATACAACATATGCAACTCAATTATTAGTAGAGATCCTTTCTAATGCAATAGATGAATATAGATTAGGAAATGGTAATCAAATTGATATTACTATTGATGGTGACATTGTAACAATACAAGATTATGGACAGGGTTTTATTCCAAATTCTTTTAGAGAAGATGGTAAAACCATTCTTGAAGCAGCTTTTAGTGTGCTTAATACTTCTGGTAAATATAGAGAAGATGGTACATATGAAGGAACTTCTCTTGGATCTTTTGGGATAGGCAGTAAAATAACTACATTTTTAAGTCATTGGTTACGTGTTTATACTTTTAGAGATGGTCAAACTGAAGCTATAGAATTTATTGAAGGTGTTTTTCATGAAAGACGAAATAAAGCACCTACAGAAAAAGGACTAACAGGAACAAGAGTAGAGTGGCAACCATCAGAAGAATTTTTTACACATACAGAAGTAGAAATTGATAAAGTACGTTCTCTTCTTCAAACTCTTGTTTGTTTATGCCCAGGTTTAACTATTAACCTTTATATTAAAGAATGGAATAAAAATGGAATAGAGTGTAAAAAATATACTCGATATTATTCTGAAAAGGGGTTAGATGATTTAGTAGACTTAGCTGTTAAGGATACAGAACTTTTAAATAATAGATTTCATTTAAATTATTCCCAAGGAAAGAATCATATAGATTTAGTTATTGCTTATACTTCTAAATATTCATCTACTATTGTGCCATATGTGAACACAGGACTTACTGAATCTGGTCAGCATATTACTCAGATTAAAACTAGTATTACTAGAGTGTTTAATAAATTTTTTAAAGAGAAAGAATGGCTTAAAGAGAAGGATGAGAATTTGAGCGGCGACGATATACAGGAAGGGATGTATATTGTTTTCAATATCACAGCTCCTAATGTTGCATATGATGCTCAGGTTAAATCAAGAGTAACAAAAATAGATATGAGTCCTTTTATACCTGTATTCAGTGAGGAATTTGAATATTGGCTGTATAACAATGAGAAAGATATAAAAGGAATTTTTGATAAAGCAATAACAGCGCGGCGGGCCCGTGAAGCTGCTAAAAAGGCACGAGAAGCTGCCAGAGGGCAAGTTAAGAAAAAAGAAAAAGTTATCAAGTTTGATACTAAACTTGCTGATTGTTATAGTAAAGACCGTTTGAATTGTGAAATATATATTACAGAGGGTGACTCTGCTTCTGCAAATCTTAAAACTGCACGAGACAATGAATTTCAAGCAGTTATGCCAGTAAGAGGAAAGATTCTTAATACACAAAAAGCTACATTAGATAAAATCCAAAAGAACGCTGAAATCATGAATATGATTGATGCATTTGGATTAAAGATTGATACTAAATCAATGAAAGTTACTTATGACCGTGATGATATTAGATATGGTAAAATTATTATTATGTCGGATGCGGATGTAGATGGTCAAGTGCGGGCCAATGAAAGACTTTTCGCTTAATCAAGCGGGTACCATTAAAAATTGTACCAAATATGGTCATATCCATTTTATGTTATCCATATGGTTTTCATATACTAATGAAAGAAAAACATAAAATGGAGAATGGTGCTAACGGGGAAACCTAAACTAAAATAAAATAGCATGGTAATCCCGTGGGAAATAAATATTAATTCATCATTCTCTATAATATATTAAATAAGGAGAATGAAAGATATGATAGGTATTTATAAAATTACAAAAAAAGAAAATGGTAAAGCTTATATAGGACAAAGTAATAATATTGAAAGAAGATTTTCATAGCATTGCTATAAAGGAGAAAAAGCTAGAATTCCATTAGATATAGCAATACAAAAATACGGAAAAGAAGCTTTTAATTTTGAAGTATTAGAAGAATGTCCTTTAGAAAAACTTAATTAGCGTGAAGCATATTGGATAAAATATTATAATACTGTTGAAACAGGATACAATTGTTCCGAAGGTGGAGATCAACAATCTACCGGAGAGAATAATGGAAGATCAAAATTAACAGAAGAAGATATTATTAATATTAGAAAAGCTTATGCTAATCACGAAAAACAAAAAGAAGTTTATAAAAAATATGAAAATATTATAAGTTTTAATCATTTTCAAAATATTTGGCAAGGTAGAGTATGGTCACATATTATGCCTGAAGTATTTACAGAAGAAAATAAAAAATATTATATTTACCAAAATAGCTTGGGTGGAAATGGTGCTTCTGCACAATTTACCGATGAAGAGGTTATAGCACTTAGAAAAAGATATGTTAATGAAAGTGCTAAAGAAATTTATAAAGATTATCAAGATCGAGTAAAATATCAAACTTTTCAAGCTATTCTTTGGGGAAGAACGTATAAAAATTTACCTATATATAAGAAAAAAGAGAAAAAATGGATTAATATTTAAACCTGTATCGACTATCCTCTTTGCCTTCTGGGCGGAGGAGTAGGGCTACTATTGATACGTAGTTCGAAATGGTCTCCTTGCTTAGAGTATATTAAATACTCTAAGCAAGTAAAAGATAGTCAGTACTTATAGAAATATAAGATAAATATGGCACATATTAAGAACCTTTTTTATACCTTTATCTGGAACTTTTGTCCCGAATTGATTATTGATGGTTTTGTATATGCAGGAGTACCCCCTCTGTATAAGATTACTACATCTAAAGGATATAAGTATTTGAAAAATGATGAAGAACTTATGTTATATAGAGAGAATAATAAAGGTAAAAAATATACAGTGAATCGAATGAAAGGTTTAGGTGAAATGTCTGTCGAGGAAACAGAAGAAACTCTTACCGATCCAGATAATCGTATTTTAAGAAAAGTAACGGTTAATGATATACCGGCCGCGAACAAATTATTTAATGATCTTATGGGTTCACTTGTAACTCCACGTAAAGAATATATTCGTATCCACTCCAAAGAAGCTACATATAATATTTAAAGGAGATGAAATATATGTTATATATGCTTGGACAAAGAATTATAGATAGTAAAGATAATTTAAAACCTAAATGTTTAATTAAAGTAGGTCTTTCAAGAGATGTAAATAAAAGAATGAGTAATTACAGATGCGATAATCCGAGTGCAATTTTCATTTCTGAAACAGCTGGTGTAGAATACGAAGAAAGAAAATGTCATTCTTTTTTAATGGAAAATGGAAAATGTTATTCAGGAGAATGGTATGAAGTTTCAAATTCTTTTTTTGAAAAATGTTTGAAATTAGGATTTAATATTTTTCCTTTAAAAAAAGAAGGACAAAATGTATATATGCATATAAATTATTCTCCTAATGAGATAACAAAAGAACGAATTAAAAAATATTTTGAAGAGGAGGCTGCTTAATGCAAACAAGTGATTTAGTTCAAGAACTAGGTACAAATTTTATTGAATATGCAGCCGCAGTAAATACAGACCGTGCAATCCCTGATGCACGTGATGGTCTTAAACCTGTAGCAAAGCGTATTCTTTGGGATGCCTATACGAATAAATTCTTTTATAATAAACCTCATGTTAAAGCTGCTCGTATTGTGGGTGATACACTTTCTAAATGGCATCCACACGGCGATTCTTCAGTATATGGTGCTATGGTACGGTTAAGTCAACCGTGGGTGATGCGGTATCCTCTCATTGATTGGCATGGATCAAACGGGAATATTGCGGGTGATGGACCGGCCGCCGCGCGTTATACAGAAGCAAGACTGGCACAAATTTCAGAAGAAGGACTTCTTTCGCATGTTAAAGAAAATAATGTAGATTTTATCCCAAACTATGATGAATCTCTTGATGAGCCTGTGTGTTTGCCATCTAGCTTCCCTAATCTTTTATGTAATCCTAATTCCGGCATTGGAGTGGCAATGGCCTGCAATTGGGCACCTCATAATTTACGTGACGTTTCACTGGCGATTTGTGAGTATATGGACGGTAGTATTCCTCAGCTTCCAGGTCCTGACTTTCCTACCGGCGGATTAATTATTAATGGAAAAGATATTCCTAAAATTTATGAAACTGGTCATGGTAGTGTGAAAATTAGGGCAAGATATAAAATAGAAGGGAGTAAAATTATTTTTTATGAAGTACCTTATGGACAAACAATAGAAGGATTATTAGCAGAACTTGGGGATTGTTGCGATAAAAAAGAAATAGAAGGAATCATAGACGCTCATGACGAATCAAATAAAAAAGGAATTAGAATTGTTATAGAAGTTTCTAGAGGGTTTGAACCTTCTGTAGTATCAGAAAGAATATATACGCATACTAATTTCCAAACCTCATTTGCCTTCAACATGGTAGCTCTTGTAGACAAGACGCCAACTGAATTATCACTCAAGGATTGCTGCAGAATCTATGTTGAGCACAATAAAGAGTGTCTTGTTAAAGAATTAAACTTTAATCTTCAAAAAACAAAAGATAGACTTGAAATTGTAGAAGGTCTTTTAAAGGCACTTGAAGATATTGATAATATTATTGCTCTTATTAAGAGCAGTGAAAACAGTACAATAGCTAAAGAAAGATTGATTGAAAAGTATGAATTTACTGAAAATCAGGCTAAAGCTATTCTTGCTATGAGATTAAGTTCTCTTACAAAACTTGATTCTATTGAACTTAATAATGAAAAAGAAGAACTTATAGATAAAACTAATAATATTGCTCAAACATTAGCTTTTGATGAATTACAATATAAAATTATTAAACAACGACTTAGAGATATTGTTATAAAATTTGGTGATGATAGAAAAACTGAAATAACTCAGATTAATATTAAACCAGAAGAAAAAGCTAAAAAAGAAATTGTTCCAGAAGATGTGGTTGTTATTCTTACTCAAGGAGGGGATATTAAACGTATTCCTAAAATGAGTTTTAAAATTCAAAGAAAGAACACAAAAGGAATAAGAACTACTGAAGAAAATATTCTTACTTCTTTTGCTACAAATACTCTTGATACAATAATGATATTTACTTCTATTGGTAAAATGTATAAACTTTCTGTTGATAAAATTCCAGTAGGGGACAATAAATCAAGAGGAGTTAATCTTAATTCAATATTTAAATTTGAACCTTCGGAAAAGATTCAAGCTGCTATTAATCTTAAAGATAATACAAATGCAGAATATGTAGTATTTTTCACGAAACAGGGATTAATTAAAAAGACTAAATTAGATGAATATAAAAACCTTAAAAAGAATAGTGGCGCTCCTGCCATTAAACTTAAAGAAGGTGACTCTATTGCCAATGTAACATTTTTAAAAGATGAAGACGTTATTGTTATTACTGAGAAAGGAATGAGTATTCGCTTTGGAACAAAAGATATTGCACCGATAGGAAGAGTTACTTCCGGAAGAAAAGCCATTAAGTTAGCAGATGAAGATTCTGTATTAGCAGGAATTCCTATTAACAGAAAAACCGAACAAAAGTATGTATTAGTGGGGACACAAAATGGTTTAGTTACAAAAATTCCTGTAGAAGACTTCACAAATCAGTCACCAAACGGAAAAGGTGTAAAATGTATTAAACTCGCGGCGGCCGATATAGTAATCAATGGCATCATCTGCACAAATGAAGATAACATATTGGTTATTGGAACAAAACATTCTAAAGCAGTAAGTGTATCAGAAATTACACAAACTCCCCGTGATAGCGCCGGCCGCGCAATTGTGAAAGATGAGCAACTGAAAAATATTGTGAAGTTTTAATTAAAGAACTTCACTTTATTTTTTTAAAAAATTATGATATAATATTATTATCAAATAAAAAAAACAAAAAGAAAGAGGTAAAAAGAAATGAAAATGAAAAACACAAAAATGATTGTTTATCTAGGTATCTCTATTGCTCTTTATATTGTTTTGGGTATGTCGGTAAAAATACCTCTTATTGGTCATATTGGTACTGATTTAGGTTATATTATTTTTGGTTTTGCTTGTTTTGCTTTTGGTTGGCCTGCTGCTATTGTAGGTATTATAGGTTGCATGTTTGAAAGTCTTCTTGTTTCTGGATGGATTCCTATTGGTTGGATGGTAGGACAGGCAATTATTGGTTTGATGTGCGGTTATTTTTATAAACATTCTAAAAATAAAGCTGTACATATTTTTATTACAATAATTGCTATCTTTATTGGTGTGGGAATTGTTAAAACTGGAATTGAATGTGTACTTTATCAAATTCCTATTTTTGTAAAATTACCGAAAAATATTATAGCTTTTATCGCAGATACAATTCCAATGCTAATTGGTCTATGGTTAGGATATAATTATAAAACAGTTATTATAAAGGAACAGGTTTAAATACCTGTTTCTTTATTTTTTTAAAAATTTATGATATAATATTTATATAAAAAAGAAAGGAAGTTTTATTATTTATGAATGAAAAATGGCTTATTCGCCTTATGGACTGTGAAAATGAACATTTGATTGCAGCGTATTTTACAGAAAATCCTACTGAAAATCTTAAAACCTTTTATTTTTGTAAAGAACATAATCTTGGAATTAATATCCCTGATGATGATGGAGGAAAAGGAGAGTATGAATATGCCAATAAAACAGCTGGTTCTATTTACGAAATAGAAGTTGGTTTTGGTAGTCATGTAAATTTCTCATATATTGATGTTTGGCTGGAGAATGTATATTAATGATTAAATCACTTTATCCATGTTTTCAACACTGGTCTGAGTTAGGAGCTGTCTATCTAGTTTCTGATACTCATTTTAAGGATTTAGATAGAAAATATATGGGATATTTTATTTCTAATGAAGACCAGTGGTATATTTTAAATAACACTTGTCATAAATTTGATACTCTTATTCATCTGGGCGATGTTGGAGATTTAGAATATATTAAACGACTTAAATGTTATAAAGTTCTTATTATGGGTAATCATGACCAGTCTATTGAAAAAATGGAAGAAGTTTTTGATGAAGTGTACTCAGGCCCACTATGGATAAGTCAAAAACTTGTTCTTTCTCACGAGCCTGTGTATTTACAAACTTATGATACTGCGCAGACTATCGCTTTTAATATTCATGGGCATGACCATAGTGGACAAGGAAGAAATTTTCATTTGAATATTTGTCAGAATGTTTATGGTTATATACCATTAAATCTTAATCAATTCATTAAAAGTGGTGAATTGAAAAAAATAAATGATATTCATCGTACCACAATAGATAATGCAATAGCAAGAATAAAAGCATCAGCTATTTTCAAAGAATGGTATGAAGATACTGGAGTAGAAAATGTTTGATATTGATAAAGTAGAAGAATTAGAAAGATGGCAAATATTACAACATTGTGGTCAATACAAAGAAGCCGATAAGCTAGAAAAGGAACTTCGTATTAAATATAATTTTAATGATATTGTAGAAGAATGTGAAAAAAACAATTTAATTAAAAGGTTTAAAAACTAATGTTTGAAATTAAAGAAGTAGAAAAACTTTATCCCGGTGCTGGTGGTTTAATGATAGAACCGCAGCTTATTCATAAAGGTACAGATTCACAGCTTAAAGCATGTGATGATGGTACTTGGTTTGCCCAATTAAAAAAAGATGGTGCTCTTTATATGTATGTTAAAGGATTAAATGGAGAAAACTATCTTTTTGGACGTACAGTAAGTAAAAAAACAGGTCTTCTTACAGAAAAATCTGCTAATGTACCACATATTATAGAAGCTTTTCATGATATTCCTAACGGAACAATTATTCTTGGAGAGATTTATTATCCAGGTAAAACATCTAAAGATGTTACATCTATAATGGGATGTTTGGCTCCAAAAGCAATAGAAAGACAAAATGGATCATATGGTCCAATTCATTATTATATCTATGATTGTCTTGAATATAATGGTACTAGTCTTTTAAAATATGATAATTGGACTAGATATCAAGTTCTACAAGCTATATGGAAAAAAAATATTCCAATTGCAACTTTTACGACTTTAACAGAAGAAAAAGAAAAATTAGTATCTTATAATCCAATTCGTGAATATATAGAACTCGCGGCGGCGATTGATACGGATATATACCAGTCCATCGGGAAAGCCCTGGCCGCAGGTGAAGAGGGCATGGTAGTTAAGAAAAAGACTGCTTTATATGAACCAGGTAAACGTCCACAGACTATGCTTAAAGCAAAGCAAGTAGATAATATTGATGCAGTTATTATAGGATTTAAAGATCCTGTTAAAGAATACACTGGTAAAGAAATAGAATCATGGCAATTTTGGGTAAATAAAAATGATAATTTCCGTTTACCAATAGGATGTTTTTATGAAAATGATATGGTAATTCCAGTAACAAAACATTATTATTACGGATGGAAAAATGCAATAGAAATTGGAGCATATGATAGTCAAGGTAATTTAAAATCAATCGGTACTATTGCATCTGGACTTACAGATTTTATGCGTGAAGATATGTCTCTTCATCCAGAAAAATATCTCGGTAAAGTTGTTGAGATACAATGTATGATGAAAGATAATAAAGAACAAACTCTTAGACATGGTTTTTATCTAAGAACAAGAGAAGATAAAAATCCAAAAGAGTGTAAACTTGAAAATATTTTTTCTTAAAAATTTTGACTTAATTAAAATTTTTTGTTATAATAATTGTATAATAAATAAATAAAAATATATAGGAGATTTAATATGAAACTTAAAGAAAATAGCCTTATGGTATTTAATTATGTAAAGGAACATCAGGACGAGAATATTATTGCTGATGATATTGCAAATGCTACTGGACTTTCAAGTCGTCAGGTAAATGGAATTATAACAATGGCTTTTCAGCGTCATAAGGAAGAGGTTGATGGTGAAAAGGTTGAAGTTCCGCTTATGGAGAGAATTCCTGCCGAGATTGAACTTGAGGATGGCACGCATAAGCAGGTTAAGCTTATCAGATTAACTGATGAAGGTATGCAACTTGACGTAGAAGCTGAATAAGAATAAGGGTTGAGTAAGACTCAACCCTGTTTTAATATAAAATGAATATATTTTTTACTGTTTGTGGAATAATATTTTTTGTTATAAGTTTTCTAATTCTATTTAAAGCTAAGTCTATAGATACTTCTAAAAAGCAATAGATAAAAGAAAAAGAGAGACTTCAAGAATAGATAGAATATTTAAATACAGAAAAAGAAAAATTAAATAAAGATTTAATAGTTATAAATGATCTAAAACATGAAGAAGATTTAAAATTAAAAAGTTTAAAATCTTTTACAGAAGATCAAGAGAAAATAGCTAATAAATTATATAAAGACAACTGTAAGTTACAATAGACAAATAAGTAGACTGAATAGCGTTATTTGATATTACTTTCTAAAACAACAGATATGCAATAGAAAGTAGATAATTATTATTAGCAAGAGAAATAGAAAGTAGATAAAAGATTAGAAGAGTTTAAAAATGTATCTTCTAAAGCCGCAGAACAATATTTTAGTAATCTTTAGGAAGCTTATAAACACGCGGACGCCGCTCATGCGCAGAAAATGACTAAACTAAAAGAGGAATAGGACGGCGCCGCCGCGGATCTTAATAATCTCAAAGAGACACGCAAGGCTGCATATGAAGCTTTACTTAAATAGCAAGAAATAAAAGAAAATAAAGACAATTATCGTTTAAAACTTAATCCACAAGACCTTCAAGATGTTTCTTCTCTTGAACAATTACGAAATACTTTTCATAAACCTCGTGTCATTTCTATGTTAATATGGCAGTATTATTACCAACCTCTTGCTAAAAAACAATTTCCTATTATTCTTCATGGAGGAGATGTTGGAGGAATATATAAAATAACAAATATTCAAACAGAACAGGCATATATAGGTCAATCTGTTGATATTTACAAACGATGGATGGAACATTGTAAAGCAGGTTTGGGTATTGATACACCCGCTGGTAATAAACTTTATCAAGCTATGCTGTCTAATGGTCTTTACAATTTTACTTTTGAATTACTTTGTTAGTGTTCTAACTTAGAATTAAATGAAAAAGAAAAATACTTTATAGACCTCTATCAAGCAGATTTATTTGGATATAATAGCACGAAAGGTAATAAATAAAATGTTATTATCAGGAAAAGAAACTGGATTAGCTTTACAATATTGGCATTTAAGAAATGTTTATCAACAAAAACATTGCAAAAATAAAAATAGAATATGTAGATTTTGCGATTTATCTTGTTCTTTTCCTAATTTTGAAAACTGGTTAAAAAGTTATAGAAGGAATAATGTATGAAATTTTAGAATACGGAAGTTATGAATTTTAAAGGAGCTTTTAGAGGACTCCGAAATCCTCTTGAATCTTGGAAAAAATCAGATAGTTATTTTGGTATGATAGACGTAGAGTATGATGACTATCAAGTTGATAATGTTATTACAGATTGGGTAAACAAAGAAGTTTCTAAGATGGAACTTAAACCAGGTGAAGAACCTATTGAAGAAGGATCTAATGAATGGATGGATCTTTTTGATAAATACTTCGACTGGTTTTACAATAATGGTATTTTAAATAAGAATGAAGACGCTGTTAATGTTGCTGCTATTGGACCTGTTGATCTTAATCTTGCTCAAAGAATGATTAAAGCAGGTAGCTCAGATCGTAAGTTTCTTCGTCAGATTATGGTATCTGTTGATATAACAGGACCTCTTTATTGGTGGAAGGAATTTGATACATATAAAATCGGTACTACTGCTAATTCAACAAGCACTATGCATAAGATAAGTAGCACTCCTATTACTCCAACTTGTTTTGAATTAGATGATTATAATAACGAAGTATTTAATCCAGAACTTTTTATAAACAATCTTGAAACATTAAGAAAGAAATATAACGAAACTAAAGATCAGAGATATTGGAAAGAACTTATTCGCTGGCTTCCAGAAGGGTGGCTTCAGACTAGAACAGTAACGTTGAACTATGAAATTTTAAGAAATATATATTCTCAACGTAGACATCATCGTCTTACTGAATGGCATCAGTTTTGTGATTGGATCAAATCTCTTCCTTATGCAAATGAATTGATTCTATATGGACTTGATTAAATAAAAAATTTATGATATAATATTTATATAAGAAAAAATAATTAATTTATATGAAAAGGATAAAAACATAACATGAAGAAAGATTTTATTAACAAAGAATTTATTGAAGGTAGACTTTATCAGCACAATCTTGTAATTAAGACAGTTAAAAATGAACAGTCAACAGAGTTTGGCAAGGAGTTTATTTCAGGCACTATTGATATTGCCACAGACGAAGATGGTCTGAATGTTATTCCTGTTCATTTTACCTATGTAACAGAAATTACAAAAAATGGTAAGGTTAATGCAACATATACAAATCTTAAAAATATTATTAATGGAGCCAGAACTTGGATCACAGATGGTAAAGATATGGCTCTAAAGATTAGAGTAAACACAGCACTTGGCCTTAATGATTTTTATAATAATAATAGTGAACTTGTTTCTGCAAAGCGTAATGAAGGTGGTTTTGTTAGTACAGTATCAGAACTTGTCCCAGAAGCACAGAGAAGTACTTTTGATTGTGATATTGTAATTACATCAGTAACAAGAGTTGAAGCAAATCCTGAGAATGGTATTGCTGAAGATTTTCTTAGAATTAAAGGTGGAATTTTTGATTTTAGAAAATCTCTTCTTCCTGTCGAATTTGTTTGCCATAAAGAATCTGGTGGAATGGATTATTTTGAAAGTCTTGATGCTTCTCCGTCCAATCCGATTTTCACAGAAGTTAAGGGTCAGATTGTTAGCAATACAATAACAAGAGAAATTGAGGAAGAATCTGCTTTCGGTGCTGCATCTGTTAGAACTGTAACAAGAACTGTTAAAGAATGGCAGATTACATGGGCAAGACCTGTAGAGTATGATTTTGGCGCTGAAGATACTCTTACTGAGGAAGAGTTAAAGAAAGCTATGCAGGATAGAGAAGTTTATCTTGCAACAGTAAAGAAAAATCATGATGATTATATTGCATCTCGTGCTAATGCAAAGCAGAGTACAAATACTGCAAATGCTATGAATGTTCCTACTGGTGATTTTAATTTCTAATTAATAAAAATAAGTTGAGAATTAAGTATAAAGGGAGGGGAAGTTCCCCTCCTCTTTTTAAAAGGAGAATATATGGCAATTAATTTACTTTAGATTGAACCTCATAAGGTAAGTACGGATTTAAGTGGGTATATTACATACATTTATGGCGCTCCTAAGACTGGTAAAACAACCCTTGCAGTTCAAATGCCAGGGGCTGTATTACTTGCATTTGAAAAAGGTTATAATGCGCTTCCTGGCGTAATGGCTCAGGATATAACTTCTTGGGGTGAAATGAAACAAGTTTATAGAGAACTTAAAAAGCCTGCTGTAAAAGAAAAATTCCATAGTGTTATTGTTGATACGATTGATATTGCAGCTGATATGTGTCAGAAATATATTTGTGATCAGAATGGAATTACCACTCTCGGAGAACTTGGATTTGGTAAAGGTTGGACATTCTTTAAGAATGAATTTAGTCAAGTATTCAGAGGATTAACACAGCTTGGATATGCTGTTTTATTTATTGGACATGATAGAGAAATTATGGACGAAGCTGGAAACAAAACAATTAGACCAGCTTTAAGTAATTCTACTAGAATTGTTATTTCTGGTATGGCAGATATTATTGGATATGCTCATCAGGTAAAAGGGAAAGATAGTGATAAAACTTCTACTCTTACAGTTAGATGTGCTGATGATAGTATTGAATGTGGTGCTAGATTTAAGTATATTAAAAACTAGTTTCCAATGAGTTATGATAATCTTGTAAAAGAACTTAGAGAAGCAATAGAAAAAGAAGCTTCTGAACATGATAATAAGTTTATTACTGATGAAAAACAAGTTTCAGTAGAAAAGGAAGAGTATGATTATGATACTCTTATGAAAGAATTTAAAGGATTATGCGAAGCTCTTATGGAAAAAGATGAGAGTAATGCTAGTAAAATTACTGCTACGGTAGAGCATTATCTTGGTAAGGGCAAGAAAGCTAGTGAAATTACACATTATCAAGCTGAATTTTTAGCTTTAATTAATGAGGATTTAAAGAATTTATAATATGGAAGAAGAAAAGAAAATTTAGTTATCATTAGATAAATATACTGAGTGTATAGTTGCTTTACAAAAGCTAAAAGATATAAAAGCTATTGCTCAATAGTGGAGAGCTGGTCTTGATTAGACTGATTGTGCAAATACTATTGGTAATACAAGTGCTATGCTTGCAATTCTTTCAATAGTTCAATATGAATAATCGCGGCCGGGCCTTAATCGGTACCGGCCTTGACTTTAATAATATTTTATGATATAATATAAATATAATTAAAAAAAGAAGGTGTACATATGCCCAAAGTAATGGTAAAATGTTTATATTGTGGGCAACAATTTGATAGAATCTCAGAACCAAATGTAAAAATAGGAAGAAGATATGCACATAAATCATGTTATGAGTCTCAAGACGCTGAAACGTTACAAAAGCAAAAAGACGAACATGATTTTTTTGAGTATATAAAATAGATATATGGAGAAGATTATAATTATATACAGATTCATAAACAGGCAGAAAATTTTATAAAACAATATAATTTTACATATAGTGGTATGTTAAAATCTCTTAAATGGTTTTATGAGATTAAAGGTAATAATAAAGAATCTGCTAATGGAAGAATAGGTATTATTCCATATATTTATGAAGACGCTAAAAAATATTATTATAATCTTTACTTAGCACAACAGAGAAATAAGGATATTAAAGAATATCGGTTAGAAGTCAAGGAGATCGTGATAGCCTCCCCGCGCATGTATATAGCACCACCAAAATTATTTGATTTAGGGGAGGAGGAAGAATAAAAATGCCTAATTATACAGACATTCCATCAGTAATACAAGTTATAGGAGCAATTTATAATAATCCTTCGCTCCTTGATAATGAAAAATATAATTTTAACAATGAAGATTTTACAGAAGAATTTCATAAAATAGTCTTCGGTTCAATATATAATCTCCATCAACTTGGTGCAAAAGAGATAAATGTAAACACAATAACAGATTATCTTGAAACTAGACCAACTAAATTAGCAACTTTTAAAATTAATAATGGAGTAGAATGGTTAAATAAAGTAAAAGAAACTACTCAGCTTGCTGCTTTTGATTATTATTACAATAGAATGAAGAAAATGACTCTTCTTCGTATGTATCAAAATGTTGGATTTGATTGTTCAACTATTTATGATATAGATAATATATTTGATATAAAGAAAAAGCAGGCTCAAGAGGATTGGTTAGATAATACTCCTATTGAAAAAATAGCTGATTTAATTGATGGTAAGATTCAGCAGATAAAAATGAAATATGTAGATAATGCAGATACAGTATTTCAACAAGCTGGACAAGGAGTAGATAGTCTTATTGCTAAACTTATGGAATTTCCAGAAGTTGGTTATCCTTTATATGGAAAATTAGTTAATACAATAACCCGCGGCGCCCGGTTGGGGAAGTTATACCTACGTTCTGCGGCGACAGGGGTTGGGAAAACGCGTGCAATGATTGCAGACTGTTGTTATATAGGATGTGATGAATTGTATAATCCTGAGACTAGTCAGTGGGAAGAAAATGGTACGAAAGAACCTTGTGTATATATTACGACTGAGCAGCAAATAGATGAAATTCAAACTATGATGTTAGCTTTTATATCTAATGTAAATGAAAAAAATATTCTTAATAATGAATATTATGGAGATGAATTAGATCGTGTAAGAAAAGCTGCACAGATCTTAAAGAATAGTAAGATTTATGTAAAACGACTTCCTGACTTTACTTTACAAGATATTGAAAATACAATTAAATATGGTATTCGTGAATGGGAGGCAAGATACTTTTTTCATGATTATGTTCATACTAGTATGAAAATATTAAGTGAAGTAAGTGGAAAAAGTAGAGTTGAAGGATTAAAGGAATATAATATTCTTTTTATGATAGCTGTTAGATTAAAAGACTTATGTGTTGAAAATGGAGTTTTTATTGAAACAGCAACTCAGCTTAATGCTGAATATCGAAATGCACAAGTTTATGACCAGAATCTACTCCGTGGTGCAAAGAGTATTGCCGATAAGATTGACTTAGGGGAGATTATGTTGGAGGTATCGAGCGAAGATCGTGATGCATTAAGTGATGTTATTAATAGAAATGGTCTTCCAATGCCAGATATAAAGATTAGTATTTATAAAAATAGACGAGGAGAATATAAAGATATTCTACTTTGGTGTGTAAGTAACAGAGGATGTTGTAAGATAGATCCAGTTTTTGTTACTAATTATCAGTATGAATTAATTAATATACCAGATATAAGGATTAAAGTAAAATGATTTAGGTAATAACAATTTGTCAAGGAAATCCTTTTATAAAATATAAAGGACATAATCTTTTTAAAGGATTTTATATATTTTTTAAAGAATACTTTACAAAAAAGAAATATCATACAATGAATTTTTGTATAAAGTGGAGATTAAAATGAAAAAGAAGTTTCGTAAACCAAGACCATCTCCTCCAAAATGGTTCTTTCCAGATATGGATAATTGCTGGGATTGTAAATACAATCATACTGGTTGCTCAGGCTGTAAAAGACTAAAAAAATTTAGAAGAAAATATCGAGATGAAAAAATTCGACAAAGACAAAATTAAAAACTCTCTATCAATAGAACAAGTATTTGACCTTGTTTCTGAACTAGGTGGAGAACCAGCAATGAATAATGGCTATTTTATTTCTGAAACAATATGCCATAATCATGTTGGAGATGGTAGCCATAAACTTTACTATTATGATAATACGAAACTTTTTCGTTGCTATACAGAATGTGAACCGCCTACTTTCGATATATTTCAATTAGTATGTAAAGTTAAAAACCTTGCTCAAGAGTATAAAATACGTTATGATGAAAATGGAAATGAAACTTTCCGTGAATGGGGCTTGTATGATGCAGTACAATTCGTTGCTATATATTATGGTCTCGAAGCAGAAAATGAAAAATTTTTTCAAAAACATATAGAACTTCAAGATTGGGAATTTTTAAATAAATATGAAGCAAATAATCTTGAAAAACAAAGACAAATTGTTGATTTACATATTTATGATGATAAAATTTTAAAATACTTGCCGCGGCCGCGGTTAAAGGATTGGGAAGACGAGGGTATATCCCCGCAGAGCTGCGCCGCCGCGAATATTTGTTATGATCCTCATGCAAATGGAATTATTATTCCTCATTATAATATAGATAATCAGTTAGTAGGAATAAGAATAAGAACTCTTATAAAAGAACAGGAGCAATATGGAAAATACAAACCTGCTATACTTAACGGTAAAATGTATAATCATCCTCTTGGTTTTAATTTATATAATATTAATAATAGTAAACGACATATCCAAAGCTTCAAACGATCCTTTGTATTCGAAAGTGAGAAATCTTGTCTTAAATACGCTTCTTATTTTGGACATGATAATGACATTTCTGTGGCTATCTGCGGGAGTGCATTGAATAATTATCAGGTTAATCTTCTTTTAACTCTTGGAGTTAAAGAAATTGTTATCGCTCTTGATAAACAGTATAAACAAGTAGGTGATGAAGAGTGGAAACGATGGACTCAAAAGTTCTATCAGATTCATAATAAATTTGGTAAAGAAGTTCAAATAAGTTATATGTTTGATTTTGATACTTACCTTGACTATAAGGATAGTCCTATTGATAAAGGAAAAGAAATTTTTCTTAAATTATATGAAAATAGAATTACAATATAAAGAAAGGAACATAATATTTATGGCTACTAAAATGGTTGGTTACAGAGTAGGACAAATTGATTGTCCATATTGTTATACTGTAACACAATGGGATGATCCTGGCGATATACATAATGAAACCAGTGAAAATGGAACTAGACAATATATACTTTGTTCAAATGTATTATGCCCAGGAGAGAGAATAGGACATGAAAGAAGAGTGTATTTAGATCCTAATAGAGATTATTATATAATACTATGGGAAGAAAGAAAAGAAGAAGACGATAATCTTTATTCTAATTTAGTAGGTAAAGCAAAAGCTGGATATGCAACAATTTAATTTTATAAAGGAGAAAATGTATAATGAAAAGTTGGTCACCAGGTTAGATTATTGAAGCAGATGCTTTAAATGATATTGAACAAGGTATTTTGAATAATAGTAATAATATTTAGAATATTAATGATAATTTTAACAATCTTGTTAAAATTAATTACATTTCTATAAATACAATGCAAAAACAATCTGGAGATTATGTTAAAGTATTAAATAAAACATGGACAGAGATAAGGGATAGTTTAAATAATGGATAGATTGCTATAGCAGTAGAAAAGTAGAATGATAATTTAATATATCAATATCTTGTAAAAAGTGTAAGTACTAGTAATAATAGATATACAATTATTATTAATGATTTAACTTATATTACAGAAAATGGGCCAGATAATTATCCTATGTACAATAATTAAATTATAAAATATTTTGTTATTTAACCAAAGTAAATTAATTTACTTTGGTTACTTTTATTATATTATATAATAAAATAAAAAAGAGGAAATTTTATGAAAGAAATAATTGCTTTGCAAGAATATACTGATAAACATATTTCTCTTTATGAAGGAGAAATAAGAAATATTGAAGATAAGTTAGCTGATGAATTAATTGAAAAAGGCATTGTTGCAGAGCACTCTTCTAATGAGGGCAAGGACAATGATATTTTTTTAATTCATATGACTTGTAAAGAAATTTCTGGTACAGAAAATACTTTTTCAGATTATGTTATATCAGAAACATTTGAAGAAATAAAATAGGCATTAATCAATAAAAAAATTATTTTTGTTATGTGTGATATTTCTTTATTAGGGTATCCTTATCCTGAAACATTTCTCTTTACAGATATTACATATCATTTTTATAATGAAAGTATTTTTATTGATGGTGCAAAAAATAATATAACTATAACATCTTCAAATCTTGTTACTCTTACAGATATGAAATTAACTATAAGTGGACCAAAAGAAAATTTATTTATTTATATTATTAAAGAAAAAACATTTAATATTCAATCATAATATAAAGGAAGTCAACTTGACTTCCTTATTTTTTTTTGTTATAATTTTATTAGAAAAATTATATTAAAGGAAAAATAACTATGAGAATTAAAGTAAAAAATATAAACCATATGAATGATATTCTTTTCTACGGTGGCTTTGGTCAAAGCCAAGATTTAGTTGTTATTATGAATAAAAACACTCTTAATAAATTTACAAAAGAATTTAATAAAGAATTTTACGAAAAAAATCACATAAAAGATTTTAAATGGGAAGATCCAAATTGGTTTGCTCAATATAATGGAGTACCAATAGCAGTAGGAAATTGGCTTGAAGATAATGAGGTAGATATTAAGTTATGAAATTTGAACTTATTAACCCAATTAATCCAGAGTGGTCAGCAACCGAACAAATTTTACATAACAGAGGAATTTAGGATATTGAACATTATTTAAATACAACAGAAGAAGATGTAAATAATCCTGAAGCTTTTGGAGAAGATAAATTAAAAAGTGCGGCGGCCCTTGTTATTCAAACGGTACGATCTAATAAACATATGGCAATTATTGTAGATTGCGACTGTGATGGATATACCTCTTCTGCCATTTTAATTAACTATTTACATGACCTTTTTCCTAGCTATGTTTAGGAAAATTTATCCTACTTTGTGCATGACAGCAAACAACATGGATTAAGTGATACTTTACCCTGGCTTAGTAATCAGCTTAATTTAGGTCTTGTTGTTTGTCCAGATGCATCTAGTAACGATTATGATTATCATAAACAATTATACGATCAAGGTATAAAAGTATTAGTACTCGATCATCATGATGCAGATCATATTTCTGAATATGCAACGGTAATTAATAATCAATTATCAGATTATCCAAATAAAGATTTATCTGGTGCAGGTGTTACATGGCAATTTTGTAGATATCTTGATAAATTGATGAAGATTAACAATGCTGAACAATATAGAGATTTAGTGGCCCTTGGTAATGATGCAGATATGATGTCGTTAAAGAGTCTTGAGACTAAGCACTTAATTAGCACCGGTTTAGCCCGGCCGCGCAATCCATTTATAGTAAAAATGGCAGAGCGTAATGATTTTTCTCTTAAAGGAAAACTTACTCCAATTGGTGTTGCCTTCTATATTGCACCATTTGTTAATGCTATGACTCGTTCTGGTTCTATTGAAGAAAAACAACTTCTCTTTGAATCAATGCTTAAACATAAAGCATTTGAAATTCTTCCTTCGACAAAAAGAGGACATTCTTTAGGAGATACGGAAACTTTAGTCTAGCAGGCAATTCGAGTAGCTACTAATGTTAAAAATCGTCAAACTAAAGCTCAAGATGATTTTCTTGAAAAAATAGAGAGTATGATAAGTGATCAAAATCTACTCTAGCATAAAGTTTTACTTTTCCTCCTGGAATCTGGATAGGTTGATAAAAATATAGCAGGGCTTATTGCAAATAAAATAATGGCAAAATATCAACGTCCAGTATGTATTCTTACAAAAATAGAAACTAAAATACAAGGACTTAAAGTTAGAGAAGATTTACCTTGGAATGAATATGAATAGATCTGTACGGTTTCTTATGCAGGCTCTGCTAGAGGTTGTGATAAAACCGGTATAACAGATTTTAAACAAATTTGTCTTGATACTGGTGTTTGTAATTATGCTTAGGGACATCCTGGAGCTTTTGGTCTTTCTATTAATGAATAGAATATACAAACATTCATCCAAAAAACAGATTAGATTTTATCCAATATGACAGATTAGGCTATCTATTATGTTGATTATATTTATAACCCAGATGAAATAAAAGGAATAGATATTCTTGATATTGCAGATATGGATGATATTTGGGGGAAAGATCTTGACTAGCCATTTATTGCAATAAAAGGACTTAAAATTAAACCTTAGGATGTAACTATTTATGATAAGCGTGGATATACATTAAAAGTAAATACTCCATCAGGTATTTCTCTTTTAAAATTCCGTGCTACTGAATAGGATTGTGAAATATTCCAAACCAATAATCCTGGATATATTTAGGTAAATATTGTAGGTAGGTGTAATCGTAATGATTTTAATGGTTATATAAGTCCACAAATATTTATATAGGATTATCAAGTGATTGATGGAAGTAAATACTACTTTTAACTGCTCGGCCGGCTAGCGACCGAGCTTTCATTTCACAAGGGGTCTTGGTATTTTTAAAACCAAAATTAGAAAAGAGGAGAAAAACATGCAGAATAATAACACACAGTCTTTAGATATACTTTAGCTTCTTGCTTTTTATATTCAGTTAAAAAATATAGAATGGGATTAGAATCAAAATACATATATACACTCCGTTATAGAAAATATTAATAGCTAGATAGCCAAGCTTCATAAAGAAAATGATATTATAATGTAGCAGAATGAATAGATCCTGCATAAACTTGACAAAATGTAAATTTTATGATATAATTATATAAACAAAATAAATAAAAGCGTAAAGCAAAGGAAGTATATTATGGAAAATAAAGATACGATATTAGATAATAATAAAACAACTATTTCTTCTAACAGTAAAGAAAAAGAATATTTATATGACTCATTGTGTTATCGCTACATTAGAGCTAGGGAACAAATGGCAGAATATGAATATTTAAGAGATTATCAAAGTAATAAACATGGTACAAGAGATTGGATGACTTACAGAGAAAGAGCAAATAGAGATATTTTACGTTTTTGTCAAATTCTAGATGAAGCTATTGGAGAACATAATTAATGTCAATTATACTAACAAAAAAACAAGAAGAAGGACTTAAAATAGCAATTCAACGATATATAGACCATGAAAAATACACAGTAATATCAGGTTACGCAGGAACAGGAAAAAGTACACTTGTTAAATTCATAACACAATCTCTTCCAGGAATAGATCCTGATGTAGATGTTGTATTTGCAACATTTACAGGGAAGGCGGCTCAAGTCCTAATGTCAAAAGGTAATAGAAATGCTATGACACTACATAGACTTCTTTATGAATCTATTCCAAGACCAGATGGCACCTTTTTACGGCGGCCGCGCTTGACAATAGACTTTCCTATTGTTATAGTAGATGAAGTATCAATGGCACCTAAAGATATGATGGAACTTCTTTTTAATCATCATGATATATATGTTATTTGTTTAGGAGATCCATTTCAGCTTCCACCAATAAATAAAGATACAGATAATCACCTTCTTGATAATCCTCATGTCTTTCTTGATGAAGTTATGAGACAAGCTAAAGATTCTGAGATTATTCGTCTTACAATGGATATTCGAGAAGGGAAAGAGATAAAAGATTTTAATGGTAAAGATGTTAAGGTTTATAATCAACAGAATTTAAATACTGGTATGCTCATGTGGGCAGATCAAATTATCTCTGGTACTAATCGGACAAGGACTGAAATAAATAATCAGATAAGACAACTTCTTGAAAGAGGGAATAATCCTGAAGATGGAGATAAAGTTATTTGTCTTAGAAATTACTGGGATGACTGGGCAGATAATGGAGATTATTTAGTAAATGGTACTATTGGATATTTAAAAAATGTATATTCAAGTTTTAATGTAATTCCACCATTTTTTGGAGGTAAAACAATAGATGTTATTCGAGCAGATTTTACATCAGATACAGATGCAGATTATGGTGAATTACAGATGGATACTAAAGAAATCTTGACTGGTGAAAGATGTTTAGATAATAAAACTATTTATCGACTAATGAGAAGTAAACGATATGCTCATCTTGTTCCTTATGAATTTACATATGGATATTGTATTACTTGCCATAAGGCCCAAGGTTCACAATGGGATAAAGTTCTTGTAATAGAAGAAGGATTTCCTTTTAGTAAAGAAGAGCATGCTAGATGGTTATATACTGCCGCTACAAGGGCAATAGATAAATTAGTGATTGTGAGGTAAAATAAAAATATGGATTCTTTAACAGAAGCTGTAGTAAAAACATCAATACATAAAGTTATTCGTGAAACTTATGATTTAAGAAATAGTGACACTGAGAAAATAGTAGAAAAAGTTATTAATTTTATTGAAAATGAATGTTTAAAATGGAACAATATTTCTTGTGAATGGGAGGTAAAATAAAATATGGAAGATATGATGGATTTTCCACCTACTTTTGAAGAATTTATTGATAAATATAGTTTTAAAGATGAAGAAGAAATATATACAAATGGAGATGAATTGATTCCCTCTTACAGAGTAATGCAAGCCTGGGATCATTATACTCGTAATATAAAAGATATAAATCAAAATTTAAATAACATTTATGACTGCATGAAAATAATAGAAAATAATCTTTATGATATAGAGGAAGAAATAGATGAAATATAAATGGAGATTACTTTATAAACCTCCCTTAGAGGAAATAATAGATGATAACCCAGATACCTGGAGAAAAGCATTTTATATTAGTGTATATGAATGTCCCTCTAAATTAGATTTAGCTATTAAAATTAAAGGACTAAAATCATTATATAAAATGAAGGATGAATATATTATTCTTGAGGATTTAGAAGAATGAAAAATAAAAAAGAAACTGTTTTTTTTAAAATTACTTGTCAAAATTGTAAAAAAACATTAGGAATGAGTATTACTAATACTTCTTTTAAAAGTTTTTTTACATTTCCTAATATAGATAAAATAATAAATAAACATAATAATTTCTGTTGTAATTTTTATTGTAATGATTGTTATAAAAAAATTTTTAATTTTGACAAATAATAAAATTTATGGTATAATATTATTATACTAATGAAAAGAGGTAACGATATTGCAACGATTTTCAACACATAATCATACAGAAATGTCGAACTTTCGACTTCTCGATTGTATTAATAAGTTACCAAACCTTATAGAACGTGGAAAAGAGATTGGGTTGGCTGGCATGGCAATTACTGACCATGAAACAATAGCCCAGTCTATTCGTGTTTATAAATTACAAAAAGAAAATCCAGATTTTAAAATTGCAATAGGTAATGAAATTTATTTAACAAGTACAAGAGATAAAAGTCAAAAATATTATCATTACATTTTAATTGCCAAAGATGCAGAAGGTCATAAACAGTTGCGGCGGCTGTCCTCAAGGGCATGGATGTGTTCTTATTGGGATAGAGGTATGGAAAGAGTCCCAACGTTAAAATCTGAATTATCTGAAGTTGTAAAAGAAAATCCTGGTCATCTTATAGCTACATCAGCTTGTATCGGAGGTGAATTAGGAAGTTCAATTTTAGAATTGACTTCCGCAAGAACAATCGGTGATGTTAAAACCGAAACCGCAGCTTATCAGAGAATTGTAGATTTTATCAGTTTTAACAAAACCTTGTTTGGGTCTGACTTCTATCTGGAAATAGCGCCCGCCGCGAGTAAAGATCAGATAATAGTAAATAAGATGATAAATAAATTATCTAATCTTTATCATATTCCTATTGTTATTGGTGATGATAGTCATTATCTTAAAAAAGAAGATAGATATATTCATAAGGCATACCTTAATTCAAAAGGTGGAGAACGTGAAACTGATTTATTTTATGAGTATTCTTATCTTCAAGATGAAAATGATATAAGAAAAAATCTTGAGCCAAGTGAGATAGATGTTGACTCTTGTTTTAATAATAGCATGGAAATGTTTGATAAAATTGAAGTATATGATTTGCTTCATAGTCAAACGATTCCAAGTGTACCTGTAAAAGATTGGCCTCAAATGGAAGTTGAAACTGATTTTACAGGATTGTATAAAAAAGAATGGAATTTTCCAAATATAGATTATTTATTATGTTCTCCAGATGAGTATGATAGATATTGGATAAATGAATGTTTAGAGGAATTAAAAAATATCAATCACTATGAAACTAAATATTTAAAAGAACTTGAAGAAGAAGCAAGAGTAAAAAGAATTATTGGAAAAAAACTTGGAACAAATATGTTCAAGTATCCAATTACTCTTAAATATTATATCGACATGATGTGGGAATGTGGTTCTCTTGTAGGCGCAGGACGTGGATCATCTTGTGCAGCTTTGAATCATTATCTTTTAGGTATTACACAACTTGATCCAATAGAATGGAATCTTCCATTCTTCCGATATATGAATGATGAACGTGTAGAACTTGGTGATATTGATATAGATATATGTCCTTCAAAAAAAGGAACAATAGTAAAAGAGATTAAGAAAGAACGCGGCGGCAGGTTCAATCCTGATATAGACCAGCTCTCGCGAGATAATCTCGGATGTACTTTAATAGCTACATACGGAACTGAAGGAACTAAGTCAGCAATATTAACAGCTTGTCGTGGTTATCGTCATTTAGAATATCCTGAAGGTATTGATAATGATGAAGCTCAGTATATTGCAAGTCTTATTCCATCCGAACGTGGTTTCTTATGGAGTATTGACGAGGTTGTAAATGGTAATCCAGAAAAAGGAAGAAAACCAGTAGATTTATTTATTAAGGAAGTTGAAAAATTTCCTGGACTTTTAGATATTATAAAAGGTATTGAAGGTCTAATAAATAAACGTTCTTCTCATGCGAGTGGTGTTATTTTGTTTGATGAAGATCCTTATGAATTTGGATGTTTTATGAGAACTCCTAAAGGAGAAGTAATCACACAATATGATTTGCATGATTGTGAAGCAGCTGGATTAACAAAGTATGACTTCTTAGTTACTGAAGTTCAGGATAAATTAGCACAAGCAATTAAGTTTCTTCAAGAAGATGGATGTATTGAAAAAGATATGTCTCTTCGAGAGGTTTATAATAAATATTTTCATCCTAATGTTTTACCATTAGATAGACAAGATGTATGGGATGCAATTAGAGATGGTAAAGTTATTAACGTGTTCCAGTTTGATTCTCAGATTGGTAGTCAGGCTGCAAAAAAGATTAAGCCTCAAACAATCTTAGAATTGTCTGATGCTAATGGTCTTATGCGATTAATGACTTCAGAACAAGGTGCTGAAACACCGATGGATAAATACATCAGATTTAAGAATAATATTAAACTCTGGTATAATGAAATGGATAGATATGGACTTACGAAAGAGGAACAAAAAACTCTTGAACCATATTTCTTATCTTCTTATGGTGTTCCACCTAGTCAGGAACAGTTAATGACAATGTTAATGGATAAAAATATATGCGACTTTAGTCTGAAAGAAGCTAATGCAGCAAGAAAAATTGTTGGTAAGAAACAAATGAACAAAATTCCAGAATTGCATCAGCAGATTTTAGATAAGGCTAAAAGCAGTGCATTAGGTCAGTATGTATGGGATTGTGGTGTTGGTCCTCAGATGGGATATAGTTTTAGTACAATTCATGCATTAGCATATAGTTTTATCGGTTATCAAACTGCATATATTGCAACAAATTGGAATCCTATATATTGGGATGCAGCTTGTTTGGTTGTTAATAGTGGTAGTTTGGAGGAAGATAATATTGAAATAGATGAAAATGGAATACCAGCCAAAGGAAAAGAAACCGGAACAGATTATGGTAAAATTGCCAAAGCCCTAGGTGAAATCAGAGGTGCAGGTATCAAAGTTAGTTTAGTTGATATTAACAAATCAGACTATGGTTTTAAACCAGATGTAGAAAATAATCAAATATTATTTGGAATGAAAGCACTTAGTTATGTAGGTGCAGAAGTTGTAAATAAGATTAAAGAAGGTAGACCATATGATAGTTTAAAAGATTTTATGGAGAGATGTTATTTAAATAAAACTGCTATGATTAATTTGATAAAAGGTGGCGCATTTGATGAATTGATGCGGTCTTGGGCAAAACAAATTAATCAATCTCCAAGAATTTTAGCTATGGTGTATTATCTTAGTGTAGCATGTGAGCCAAAGAAAAGATTAACTTTACAAAATTTTAACGGTTTATTAGAAAAAGGTCTTATTCCAGATCAATTAAGTTTTCAACGTAGACTTTTTAAATTTAATAAATATCTAAAAGCCCATAAACAACGAGATATGTACGTGATAGCTGACAAGGGCGCCGCGGATTTTTATACAGAATTTTTCTCTCTTGATGATATATCAATTATAAATGGACAAGGATATATTTTCCAAACAGTCTGGGATAAAATTTATAAAACAAATATGGATGAAGCTAGAGATTATATTAAACTTCATCAAGATGAAATGTTAAAAGCATATAATACAATCTTATTTAAGGAGCAGTGGGAAAAATATGCACAAGGAAATATATCCTCATGGGAAATGGAAGCCCTTTGTTTCTACTATCACGAGCATGAACTTGCAAATATAGACTTCACAAAATATGGAATCAGAAACTTCTTTACTCTCTCACCTGAACCTGAAGTAGACTATTTTTTTAAACGGAATGGTAAAGAAATTCCTATATATAAATTATCCAGAATAGCAGGAACCGTCATAGGAAAAAATGACACAAGACATTTAGTGACCCTTCTTACAGTAGATGGCGTTGTAAATGTAAAGTTTACACGAGATTATTATGCGATGTTTAATCGTCAGTTATCAGAAAAAGATTCTGAAACTGGAACAAAACATGTAACTGAAAAAGGATGGTTTACCAGAGGAGTAAAACTTCTTGTTACAGGATTTAGAAGAGATGACACTTTTGTAAGTAGAAAATATAAAACAACAGGTGGACATCAGTTATATAAAATATCCTCTGTTGAAGGTAGAAATATAAATATTACATCAGAAAGATATGGAGAAAATAATGGGAACTGATTTTTATAATGTATATGTAGATGATAACGCAGTAGCAGAAAATATGCCACTTCAATATGCTTTAGTTCTTACTAAAGCGATTTATGTAGAATTTTATGCTGAACCTAATTTAAGAGTTACTATTGAAAGAATTACACAAGATAAAGAAAAAGTAGAGGTAGAAGGATGAAAAATGATCCAGTAACACACCCTTCTCATTATACTTCAGGAAAAATAGAAGTAATAGATTTTATAACAGATCAAAATCTTGATTTCTGTCTTGGAAATGTAGTTAAATATGTTTCCAGGGCAGGAAAAAAAGAAGAAGAAGGTAAAACTATTATTGAAAAACAAGTAGAAGATTTAAAGAAAGCAAGATTTTATCTTGACTTTAAAATAAAACAATTATGTCTAAATAATGAAATTACCCAGATCTAACTGGTTTGGACAGAATCATTTTATTTTACTTCTATAATTTTCTTATATAATATCAACCTAATATTAAAGGAGAAATATTATGAATGTAACTTTATATACAACACACTGTCCACAGTGTAGAATACTAGAAAAAAAATTGCAAGCTTCTGGTATTGAATATACTACTTCTGAAGATGTTCAAAAAATGTTAGAACTTGGTTTTAAAGCTGCTCCAGTTTTGGTAGTAGATAATGACCCTCCTTATTCATTTAAAGATGCTTGTGCTTGGATAGACGAATATGAAGATGAAAATGAAGAAGAAGAGGATGAGTGTGATTCATGCAAATTAATATAAAACTTTCTAAAAATTTTACGACCCAGTGGAATAAACTTCAAGCTGAGTTTGGAGAATAGATTGCTAGAATAAATGGCTTTGACGATAATCAGTTATCGTATACTAATTTTATTGATAATTTTATCGACGAAAAAGTAGTAGCAGATGCATCTATTGATGGCAATAGTAATGTGAGTCATAAAGATATTGTTACTCTTGAAAAGGAAATGCCAAAGCCACATGAAAAACTTTTGGCATTTAATAAGATATATTATGAAATTCAAAAGAAATATGGTTTTAAAGCAGCTAATGACTGGTTAAGAATGGAATGGATGGGCCAGTTATATATGCATGATGCCAATACTGCCACATTCAAGTCCTATTGTTTTGCTTATGACTTAAAAGATCTTGCGGAAAAGGGATTATATTTTATTGAAGGACGTAATGCAAAACCTGCTCAACATTATATAACCTTTATAGATTTTATTAAAGAATTTGTAAGTTTTGCCAGTAATAGAACATCTGGCGCTGTTGGTTTACCAAATCTTATTCCTTATATGTGGTACTTCTGGAAAAAAGATATTGATAATAACTACATGGGAATAACAAAAGAATATGGTGAATATTATGCTAAACAAGGTTTTCAAAGATTTATATATGCTGTAAATCAACCTTATGTAAGAGATGGTAGCCAAAGTGCTTTTACTAATACATCAGTTTTTGATAGACCATATTATGAAGCACTTTTTGGAGGTAGCGAATTTCCAGATGGAAGTTTTATGATTGATGCAGAAGAAGATATTATTGAATTTCAAAAATGGTATATGGAAACAATGGCAGAAATTAGAAATGAAAATATGTTCACATTCCCTGTTTCAACCATTTCTCTTCTCAGACAAAATGGAAAATTTATAGATGAAGATTTTGCTAAATGGGCAATTAAACATAATATGAAATGGAGTGACAGTAACTTATTTGTTGACGATAGTGTCAATAGTTTAAGTAACTGTTGTAGGTTAAAAAGTGATATACGTGACTTAGGATATTTTAATTCAATCGGTGGAACAGCACTTAAAGTAGGCAGCGTTAAAGTTTCTACAATTAACTTAGCAAGATTAGCTTTAGATACAAATACAGAGGATGAGTATTTAGCCGAACTCGAGCGCCGCGTGGAAACCAATTTACAAGCTTTAGATGCAGTTCGACATATTATCAAAAGGAATGTGGATAAGGGACTGTTACCTAACTTTACAAATGGACTCATAGATTTTGAACACCTTTATAACACAATTGGTTTCATAGGAATCTACGAAACAATGAAAGCTTTCGGTTATGTAAAGAAAGATGAATTTGGTAATACATATTATACAGATAAAGCAGCAGCCTTTGGTAAAAAGATTTTTGATACCATGAGAAAGACCGCAGACGTGTTTATTGAGAAGTATGATCTTGATTATAAGATTAATACGGAACAGATTCCTGGTGAGTCGGCCGCCGCGAAATTAATGCAAAAGGATAAGTTCTTCTATCCTAATGCAGAAATATATGATCTTCCTTTGTATGGAAATCAGTTTATGCCATTAGGTATTCAAACTACTCTTCAAGAGAGAGTTAGAGTTCAAGCTATGTTTGATAAATATTGTAATGGTGGCAGTATTCTTCATGCAAATATAGATGCTCCTTTTGATAGTTTTGAAAAAGCTTGGAAGATGGTAGAGTATATTGCTGACCAAGGAGTTACATATTTTGCATTTAATACTAAGATTCAATCTTGTGAAGATAATCATGCATTTTATGGAAGAGAATGTCCTGTTTGTGGTAAACCTGTTGAAACTGAATATACTCGAATTGTAGGATTTTACACCCCGGTTAGAACTTGGTCAAAAGAAAGAACAAGAGAGTATAAAATGAGACGTTGGGAAAAGATAAATGCAACAGCTTAGATTATATAAATTACAAAAGCATGATAGATTTGTAGTAAAAGGTAATAAAGTAAAAATTCCTTAGAACTGTAAATTATTAGAGGTTAAAAAATATATAAAATGGTATAATCCGTTTACTTGGTTTACTAAATATTATATCTATGATTATTTAGGAGAGTAACATGATTAGTGATACAATAGAAGTAAAAGGAATTATATTTGAAGATTTTGTTAATTATAAAAAGCCATGTATGACAATAATGATGCCAAAATGTAGTTTTAAATGTGATAAAGAAAATGGTGTTCAATTATGTCAGAACTGGGAACTCGCGGCGGCTCCTTCTCAAACGGCCCATATTAATGGTCTAATGAGAAATTATAAATCTAATCCAATTACGGAAGCTATAGTTTTACAAGGACTTGAACCTTTTGATAGCCTTATTGATCTCTATACCGTTGCCGCGGCTCTAGAAGATTTTCAAATAACAGATGATTTTGTAATCTATACAGGTTATACAAGAAAGGAAATTACTTCAGAATTAAAACCTCTTCATAGTATCCCAGGTCATCTTATTATAAAGTGGGGAAGATATATTCCAAATCAAAAACCTCATTTTGATCCAGTGTTAGGGATATATTTAGCTTCAGATAATCAATACGGAGAAATAATTAAATGAGTAAAATAATAAATTTTCCTTCTAATCATAAAGCAGAAATACCCGCAGGTACTCTTTATGATATGAATAAACAGATTATGAAAGATAGAAAACCTCTTACTCATGTACAACTTGCAGCCATTCAATTTCAATTAGAAGAATGGTTCAACATGATTATCGATACATATGCAATGTTATTAAATCATGATCTTCATGACTATACTATCTTTCATTTATATGAAACACAAAATCCAAATCCTCCTGCTGTAGCAGTTAAAGAACTTTTCACATGCCTTACAAATAGAGGAGAAATACTCTCTATAGATGCTACTGAAGATAATGCTTGGGAAATTTGGTTAAAAATAAATGATACACCATATTGTTATTATCTATTTAGATATGATGATGCAGTTATTGAGTGTTAAGGAGATAAGATATTTATGAAAGAAATCGTAATTAAATTTGAACCTTTTGTTTTTAAACAAACAGTGTTTATAAAAGATACTTAGACAGGTTAGGTTTCTCAACAATCAATTCCTCAAAAAGAATTAACAAACTTTATTTCTCTTCAAACAGAAGCAGAAAAAATTCATTTTTTTGGGAATAAAAAATTTGCTGAAAAAATAAAAGAAGAATGTGTAACTAAATATAAATTACAAGAATCTAAATTTTATTTTAATAAATAATTAGGAGAAATATAACAATGTCTCAATATTTAATCAAAACAACAGAAGTTTATCGTTGTGATTCTGAGCATGAAGCTAATGAACTTATAAAAGAAGCGAAAGAAAATGGTCTTTATACAGTAACTAAAACAAGTTCAGAAATTCGTACTGTAAAACAAAAGGGTGAAATAGTAGATGAATGGAGAAGAGTTACTATTACCAAATCTTTTAATGATGAAAAAGAACCTTATGGACAGGTTTATGTAACATATGATCAAACAAGAGGAGAAAAAGTAGAAGATTATGAGAATTAAAAGATTAAGTGAAAAGGCTATAGTCCCAACAAGAGGATCTGAAGAAGCTGCTGGTTATGATTTATATGCAGTTCTAGATGAAGATAAAGTAATAATTTGTCCTCATAAAACTGTAATGATAGATACTGGATGGGTAATGAAGATTCCTAAAGGTCATTTTGGAGCAATTTTTGCAAGATCTGGTATTGCAGTTAAACAAGGATTACGTCCTGCTAATTGTGTTGGAGTTATTGATAGTGATTATCGAGGACCTGTAAAAGTTGCATTACATAATGATACTGAAGAAGATCAAATTGTTACTCAAGGAGAACGAATTGCTCAGTTAGTTATAATGCCTTATAATTCAATTGAGTTTACTGAAGTAGAAAATCTTGATGAAACAACACGCGGAGCAGGTGGCTTTGGTTCAACTGGTAAGCATTAAAAAATAGGGAGTGATATAATCACTCCCCTTCTTTTTATCTCATATTTTGATTTTCATACATGTCATGTTTTCTAATCATTAAATCGTCTTCATCTGTATAATACATAGGTTTTCTATATCCATAAGAAGAGTTGCCTCCTCTTTCATACATTGGATAATATCCATAATTATAAGAACTATAACCTTTTTTCTTTAATTCGTCTCTAACAATATATAATGAAGCTAATTTTGTACAATTATTATATGTACAAGAACCTTGTTCTAATTCACGAATAGCTTCCTCTATTTCATGAAGATTCATGTTCAAACTCCTTTCTCGGTTTTATCTAATGTAATTTCTTTTTATATTTTTTAATTAGATAATCTTGTTTAGCAACAATAGTAGGCATATCATATTCTGTAGCTTTTATCTATAAATAGGATTTATTGGCATGTTTAATTTCCTCTTCGACAGATTTTATACATTTTTTAATTTGAATAGCTATACCTACATATCCTTGTTGAGTAGCCTGTGTATACATATCCTATAAGAATTTCTTAGTTTCTTTTTCCCAATGAACATATTTTTCAAGACCGCTTTTCACAGCATTTCTACGAGTATTTATATCTACATCTTCTCTTGTGTATCCAAACCAATTTTCTGGTATTATACTGAAAGAAGTGAGAGAACCAGGAGAAAAATCTTGAATAAGTTTATCTTGATGGTCTATATAATAGGTTATAAACTATCTATAGTTATGCATCTATTCAAAGAAATGATATTCATGAAAAATAGAATATCCTTCTAAACCAAGAAAATCATAATAATTAGCAAACTACTCATGATTCATACAACCTTGTAATAATCTTTGAGCAACTAATTTACAAATTTCTTCAAAAGGCATAATGTACCTCCTTAACAAATTTTAGTAACTGTCATACGAACAATAGGAAAAGTACCTGCCTAACCAGTATTTATAAGTTGAATTGTTGTAGGGGTTGTTGTACAATTACATGGGTTATTATCTCTTCTAACTTGAACAAGAGAAGTGAATCCTAATGCAGTTGTCTAACCCGCGGCGCCCGTTGCTATGGAGAATGAACCTAGATCTAATACTCCATTTTTAGCTAGCTGAATACTAACATCACCGGCCGCGGTAGGTGTTATACTAGCACTAATTTTAACCATATATACGCCACTTTTATTAAACTGCACTGTACCAGGTGCAGTAAGAACTGCTGTACAACCTTTTGCTAAACTTACGTTATTAAAAGGAATAGAACCATTCTAATCAACATCTACATTTAAACTATATAATTGTAACATTTTTCTTACCTCTTGATGTACTAAATACACTCTGTTTCTTTAATTATTAAACTCCGCAGCCACAGCCACAATTGCCACATCCTGTATTACAGAATGGGTTGGTTCCAGCATTATAAGCCCAAGAATTTGGATATCTTAAAACGCCAGCCATAGCATTTTGGAGTTCAAGTGCGTTAATCTTACCCTGAAGTTCTTCAATCTTATTCTGACTGAGTGTATCAAGGATTCTCTGTGTTTGTGCTGTTGTGTTAGCATTAATAGCTGCGGTATTCATAGCCTGGTCATATCTGGATTGAGCAATGCCCGCCGCAATGTTATTACCAGTTTCAAGAATATTCATTCTTGTGTCGCAGCAACACTGATTTTGATTAGCTATCATCTGTTGCTGACCAAGTGCTAAATTACCAATGTCTCTAGTAATTTCACCATATTTATCACTTAATACATTTACAGTATCATGGAAAGTCTGGTTTGTAGCTGCAATGGTCTGTGCTGTTCCGTTCGTAACAGCTGCAAGAATATCTCTTTGATTAGACATACTATTCTGATTATCAAAACCTCTTTGAACTTCATTAGAGGTAGCAAGATTTTCATAACCGATAGCATTAGCAAAACCATTACCTCCCCAACCACCAAAACCGCCGTTGGCAAGGATTAAAAGAGCGAAGATCCATAAGAAAGAAGAATCTCCCCAACCGAAACCACCATTGTTTCTATCACTTAATAAAGCAACATCACTAGCACTTAAATTTCCGTTATCCATTTTGTTTTCCTTTCTTTTGCCTTTTGCACAAGAATTAGATTAATTGTCATTGAACATGTTTAGTATAACACTAGGATCAATTCCTTTTTCTTGTGCCATTTGATAAAATAATTCTTTAGGAGATTTGTTACTATTTTGAATTATAGAATAAATATTTTGCATTTGAGGATTATTTCTTATATAATTATTTAAAAACTATTGTGGATTTGAACTATTTTTAAAACTACTTATTAACTGTTTTAGACTACTATTTCTTGGTATTTGATTTAATTGTTGAAATAATGGGTTCATTTTCTTTTTGTTTTATCTCCTTTACTATCTATTCCAATTCAGCTTTTGTTACATAATTAGATAAATCAACATTAGGAACTGAAGAAGAATTAGTTGACGAGTCGTTATCAGGTTCTTCTATGTAAGAAAATACTCTTAATTTTCCTAATCCTATATCATCTGTTGTTTTGATATAAAATTTTCCAACTTCACTATCTAATAATATAACTGTACTATTAGGAGGAAGTTGCATAGAACGTGCATTTTCTTTTCCTTTTACCCAGATGATATTATTTTGATAGACTTGTTGTTGCTGTTGCATTGAAGATTGTTGAGATGGAATATAGTTATTGTTATTTCGATTTAAATAATTATTAGAATAAAAATTATTTGGATTAGGATAAAAAGGATTAGTATTCCACATAGAGTTAGAATTTGGGCCAGAATTTATGTAATTATTATTTGGCATTATATTTCTCTTTTACCTCTTTTCTAAAATATTTTATCTACATTCAACAAAAACATCTTAATAGCCTTTGATATTTTTGTCAATATTATATAAAAAATCTTAAAGATGATTTATCTATTTTGTCTAAAAAGAGCAAAAAAATAAAGGCATAATGTATTTTATACATTATGCCTTTTAATATTCTTTATTCCAAATCCAATACATCCATTCCTTAAATGATTTTTCATAAAGAAAGATGTCTGTTTGTCCTATTGCCATTTTAAAAATAGCATCATACTATTCTGGTTTATCAAATTTGAAGTAATTATAAATATCCTATACTGTTGTGTTAAACTAATCTTTTAAAATCTAAAGATATTTTCTTACATGAGAACAATTCTTTTTTAGATATTCAGGAACTCTATCTTCAGCAAATTCAAAATAAAAATATGAATAAAGTAACACATCTTTAAGATTTTTTAAAACATATTCTTGATTTATTCCAGTTTCTTTATATTTTCCATAAGAAGTACCTGCCGTAGATTCTATATAATCTATGAAAAATACATCTAAAAAAACTCTTTCTTTTCGCTATAGGGTATATTTTCTATTAGATAAAGATTCTGGATTTTCTATCCAAATATATGTTGGTATTTCAGTTTGATATATGTCTATATTATATCCTGTACGAACAAATTCAAGCTGTGTTGTAATACAAACATCCTAATGAGATGTCATATCTTTTACATAGTGAATATTATATTTTTTCCAGAAGTTATCTAAATTGAAAAATTTTCCATGCGTCCATCCTGCATTTTGTGGCATTTCTACAAACTAACCAGATTGAGTCTTTTTTAAAAATTTTGCTATAAGAACAGTATCACAATGGGATTGCTATATGCTTTTTTTAATCTAACGAAGACTATCTAAAACAAACATATCATCATGATCTGAAAAACAAATCCATTCTCCTATTGCTGCATCTACTCCTTTTTGACGAGTATTTCCTGGGCAACAGTTGTAATCAGTTTGAACTTGAGTTATATTTAGTTTATCTGTAAATAAATCTATTATATCTTGATAACTTTCAGTTGAGCAGTCATCAGATATGACAATTTGCATATCATCTTTTTCAAGTCCTTGTTGAGTTAATGTTTCTAATAATCTTTCTATTGTATCTCTAGAATTATAACATGGAATAATTATTGAAAAAAAAGGACGTTTATTTATTAATGTATCCATAACCTAATCCTATTGCATCTGCTACATCATCGTTTTCTGGTATTATATTAAAATTATCTTTTACCCATTGAATATCTAACTATTTTTGTTGTTTACGTTGTATTCCTCTTCCTTGTTTTATTTGACAAATTTTTCTCCAAGAGGAAGGATAGAGAAAATCTGTTTGAAGATGTTTAAATTTCTAATGTATCATCATTTGGATACAACCTTGTAGATACATTAGGGCTTTATATGTTTTTACGTTTATAAAGCCCTCTTGTCTAACTTCTTCCATAACTACATATTCAAGGTCAAGATTTTGCTAAAGAATTTTATTAATAGCGTTCATCATAACTTTTATACGATTGAAGAGATCATTTGATGTAGCCGTTATATAATTATACTAAATTAATTTATTATGTTTATATATTGCATAACCTGTTGATTTTGTACTCATATCTAAAGCTAAAAGATTCATAATATCTAGGTCTTTCTTTTTTCTTTTAGTATATCAAAAAATTTTTAAAAAGTCAATTTTAACTTGGTTTTCCAGCAATATAAAATACTCTAGAACCACCTGCATTTATTTGTTGAGAAGAACCAGTAAAATTTCTAAAAATTACAATAGGACCTGTTGATCCTGATGTTGCATATTTTTCATCAGTAATATTTGTTATACCTACATTTACATTACCTGATCCAAAAGCTAATATTCCAAAAAGTTTCTAGTTTGCTGCCAAATTTGACCCTGGTGTATAGTGAGTAGATGTAGCGTAGGTATTTGCTCCAATTGTAATATTTGAAACATTATTAGACTGTATACTTCTTGTAGCTAATGTTGTAATTTTAGTAGCTCCTACAGCAATACCATTTAATTTACTAACCATGGTAGCTGTCATTAAACCTGCAGCAGACGTTGTTGCTCCACCATAAGTTGTGTTTGCATCATCTCTCCATCCTGGATTTCCGTTAGCATCAGTTTTCCAAACTTTATTACTTTGACCTGTTCCTGCTGTAACATAACCTGCAGCAGTTCTAGAATTAGCTGTCCAAGTATTGTTATCTTGTTGATCAAAAGTAAAAGTAGTTCCATTAGCTCTTGTTGCAGTAAAAGTAGTTCCAGAACGACTGATATTAGTAACAGCAGTATTAGGGGCTTTATTATTAATTTGTGTCTGAATAGGTCCAGTTACTCCATGTACATGTTCTATCTAAACAGATGTTACTGTATTAGATGAAGCTAATTTTCCATTACTGTCTGTTACTACTACTCTTGAACTAATTAATTTATTTACTGGTAATATATTATTTAAAGCAGTAAATAAGTTACTTGATTCAACTAAATTAGTAGTAGTAGTACTATCAGGTGCAATTAAATCAATATTTCCAGCATTTGCACCAATATCATTTATACTCCAGTCAGATCCATCAAAAACTGAAATTTGTTTAATTATTGACATAAATTTTTTCTCCTTTTATATCTTATAATTCTTCTTTCTAAATAAAGAATACACTTCCAGATTTTACATTACTCATACTCATCTAATCCATCTAACTTTTTGTTCCAATAAAATGATGAGTTTCTATTTCTTGCATAAAAATACCTATTAAATCATTTATTAAAATATTATTATCACTTATCTAATTACTAATTTTATTAATTGCATTTTCTGAATAACTATTCCATTCATCAATGTTATCAATTGTAACCTAATCTGGAGTAATATCTGTCCTTATATTAGATATATCTGCCATAATTTAATTACTCCTTTTTTATTTTGTAACAAACCAAATTGTTCCTTTAGAATAAGTGATATCCTAACTAATATCAGGATTATCATTAACTTTACTAGCTACAAAAGCTGACGCTCTTAATGATAAATCTTTTTGAATATTATTTTCTAAATCAGTTAAATTAGAATTCAAATTAATAATTCTATCATTCAAAGTATTTAAATTTTGAGTATAATAAGTAATTTGTTCCCCAAAATCAAAATTCTTTTGTAATTTTTTTACGATCCATACAGCCTAAGGCCAACTGCTCATATTCATATCCTCCTTCTAATTTAATCTAATTCAATTTGTTCATCAATAGCAATTTGATTAGTAACAGGATCTTCATTGATATAAATAGTTTTACTATGAATTAAAACTCCATCCTAACTATCCATATCATATCTATATAAACTCATTTCAATTTTTTCTTCATTAACAAAGGCTGCTTCTTCATTGACGGGGACTGCTTCTCTTTTAACAACAATATGATCTCCATTAAATTCTTGTGTAACAAAAGCTCCATCTTGTTCCGTTTCACCTAAAAATATATCAACAGTAGAAACAGTAGAGGTTATAATAATGGAAGCAGAATAAGTAACAAAACTACTCATTTGTTCTATAGTACGAGAACCTCTAGCTTCAGAAAAATACCATTCTTTTATTTCTGTAGTTTCTTCTGTCTAATTAATTTCAACATAATGATTTCCACCCAATCTTATTTCTTCTTCAAGATCAAGTTCTGAAATCATATCTACTAAAATGCCATCTGTTCCAATAGGAATTCCAGTGCTAAAAGATCCATTCTATCTTTTTCGAATCTATTTTATTCTTCCTTGATTTATTGAACTCATAAATTTATCTCCTTTAAGATCTTGCTGAGCAATATATTATATTTATTAAAGTACTAGCAGGTGCCCCATTTGGAAACTGAATTGAAGTAATATCATATTGCTCCTAAGTCTAATATATAAAAGTTCGTCCAATAAAAATTGGTTGAAGTTGATTATTTATTTTTACCTATATACTGCCATCTCCTGTGGGACTTCCTGCTTGCATAAAATCTTTTTCATTTACAGAAATACCTAATATACAAGGAAAATCAATTACAATAGAAGAGGTATCAAAAGGACCTTGATATTGAATTATATCTCCTATTTTAGCCATAATATCACCTCTTAATAATTATCATGTCCATATGACTATACAAACCAAAGCATATTATCTAATAATATACTACCTTCAGGTTCTACATCTTTTATAGTAACAAATAATTCAGGATTGATATTAGAAACTTGAAGATCCATTATTTCATACCAACTTGATTCAAAAGTATCTCCTTGCTAACCAATAACATAAGTACCACCATTATAATCATAAGCAAAAATATGTTTATTATTTTGACTATCTGTAATAGTAATCAACCAGCCAGCACGATCTTCTAAATCTCCAGAAAAACCATTTTCAAGATCTCCACCTTCTCGTATATCTGAATATGTATATTCACCTTGTACATGATATTGAGCTCCTAATGGTCCAAAATTATACCATTCAAGATTTGTATAAGTTATACCAGTATTAGGATCAGTCCAAGAAGGAATAATAATTTTATGAAATTCATCTATATTATGTCTTACATTAGGATCAGAATATAATACTAAAATATTATCACCTTCTCTGCCAATTGCAGTAACAGTATTTACAGGTGAAGTATTTATTATTTCAGGATCACTATATCCTTTGTATTGAACCTCAAAATTTTGAGCCTAATCTAATCGAGTGTTTTTAAAACTAACACTATCTATTCTTTTTATTTCAAATAATAAAACAGTACCATCTTTATATCTAATTCTTAAATTAGAATCTTCAGTATAATCATCAAAAACAAGTTGCCCATTTTCATCCTATTGAGGATTGCCAACATAGAAGTCAATAGAAAGAATCTGTTTCAATGGATAACTTAATATTGATCCATTTGTAAATATAAAATCAATACTGTCATTATCTACTATAACTCCTCGTTCAGTATCTGTAGTTCCAGATTTTAATCCACCAATATTGGTTAAATAATAAGATCCTTCTAAATCAGAATAGAAAGCATATAAATTTCCATTATTATCAACAGAAAGATAATCAAGATTACGAAGTCTCTTTTCAAACTAATCATTCTATCCTGCTGTGTAGTCAACATATAAAGAATGCGCGGGCGCCGTTGAGGGGATTCTTACAGCGCGCCATTTGGTGTATTGGAGATTGTCAATTATAGTACCAATCTGGTTTAAATTAGTAATATCTGGAACTTCATCTATAGCAATTTGAGAATCTACAATAATATTGCCTTCTTGAATACAAACCCAATAACAATCTTGTAAATAATTTGATTTACGATAAAGCTATCCTACTTCAACATGTTTATTATGTTGCCATGTTATAATAGGTCTAGATTCTGGATTATTTAAAGTAATATTATTTATTACACGGTAAGGCCAACGTCCTAAGTGTTCCGTGAGAGCACCCGCCGCGCTTTCATTATAATTTCTAGTGCTATAAGTAAAGTACTGATCTCCACTTACTATTTGATGATTAAAACCATCCCGTACTTCTCCTGTTTCTTGTCCAGTCTAAATTTCTATAGATTCAATATCTTGTCCATGTTTACCATCTGGTACTGTAAAATTCCATTTATACCAAAATGGATGATTTTTAGAACTTTCATCCTCAATAACACCAGCTATAGAATAAGCATTATGATTAACTACCTGTGCTTCAACTACTAATTCAGGAATATCAAAAGCAATATAACCTCCGGTTATATCACCATGACTATCCACAATATTAATATATCCAGCTTTTATTGTATCTCTTTGTTTTCCTGTTTCGGTAGGAGTCATAATGACTTCACTTTTATCTCCAAAATTACCATCTTCAGCTACTTGTTCTGCAAATAAACTCCAATGCTAAATACTTAATTCTGGAGTTCTTCCTTCTGGACCTACTATTTGTCCAACATAAATAGCTCCTGCTCCAGGATTTTGAACCCAATCTGACCAAGCTTGCTGAAATTCATCATTTGATATTTCGGCTGTTTTAACTGGTTTTTCATGCTAAGGATCATTATAATCAAAACCTCTTCTATATAATAATCCATTTTCTTTGCTAGCACTTCGACCTTGATTTAAAACAGTGTCTATAATAACATACTAACCATAATTAGCACCTGTATAAGCTCCTCCTCCAGAAAAAGCATTTACCATATCATGTACAGAATCATATCTTTGAACAATATGATAAGTTCTACCTTCTTTTCCTCCATAAAAAGAACTCATCCTTTCATTCCTCCTTAACCTTTATATGCATAATCTAACAAGAAAGCATCTATTTTACTATTATCACTTCCTCCAGGAGAAGCTATCATAAAACTATCAATAATAGTACCATTATTGATCTCATAAATACCACTTCTTCCAACTCGAATAGGTTCTTTATTAACAACAATTAAACTACCTGGTCTACATTGGTATCCTATTTTTAACCAACCTGAAGGTTCAGTAACCAAATTATTTAAAGTACAAAGATCAGCATTTTCTCCAGAGTATTCAATTCTATTACCTCTAGTACTAACCTATACATAAGCACCATCTACACTAGTATATCTTCTTTCTGAAGAGATATCTGTAGTAGAATCAATTAACCAATTACGCGGAATATAGTTAATAACATCATAACTAACTCTATTGATTCTGAATCCTAGTCTGTTAAAAGTTTTAGAAGGAGTAAAAACAAAAGAATAAGAACTATATTCTTCGGGTTCATTATATTTAGCTACAGGTACTGAGCATGTTCCAATTATTTCAGGAGGATTAGTTTCTTCATCTCCTAATTCACTACCATTTTTTAATAAGATCTGTAAATTTAAATTATCTGCATCATTTACATACATGGAAACTTCAGCAGCAGTTCTACTTCCAGAATAAAAATATTTAGGTATTCTATGTAT